CCCACGACCGCAAGTTTTCGGGCTACTTCCCCGTTAACCCGAAACTCTTATCCTGCGGGTTTAACCAACGCAAGATCACTGGTGCAACCGCTGCAACACCAGCCATTGCAAGGGTCTTAGGGTCTGTAACGCCCGCCATATACAAGGCTAGGGCTGCTGCCATGAATGAACGCGCCCATGAGGCTGCTACGGCTTTTGCTTTGTCCATTTTGTTTTCTCCTTTGTCGGTTTGACTCCCGATTTTGGTGTTTCAACTGTTGGGAATTCGCCCTTGTAAGGGACAAATTTAGGAATTCCAAACCCAACAATTTCTGTCCCGATCTTTCGAACCTTAACCATGACCATGCCGCCATTGCGCTGGTCGCCTGTCCCGCTGGTATTGCCCTCGATCAGCATGCAGGTCTTGTCGTCAATCAATCCAACAACAATTCCAATATGTGAAATACGATCAACGCCGTCATGTGGAAAATCCATAAAAGCCAAATAGCCTAACTGCGGCATGTTTGACCAACGGTTTGTTTCTTTAAATTTGTGTGCGCCGATTGCTGTGCCGACAACTGAATGAATTTTTACACCTGCCTGTGCAGCGCACCAATTGACAAATGAACCGCACCATGGCAAACCGTCTGCTTTTGTAAATTTGCCGTACTTTGTAAGGTTGTCGCCTTGTTCGACCGTGCCAACTTCAGCTGCGGCAACTTCGATCAGGCGTGCGCTTGTACCATCAGGATAAGTCATGGTCTTGTTGGAATTACTGCGTCGCCTGCGTCTCCACCTTGATTCATCACGTCACGCACTTCTTGGCGATAAGTTGCCCAAGCAACTTTGTCAGTTGGTGTGTCTGGAAGCATTGTCCAGTCTGTAGCAGCAAGTTCTAAATCACGCCAGTTTTTTATCTGTTCCCATTTCTGATCGTTTGTAGCGTCTGGGAACATTGGATTAAATGGAAACATTATGCGACCTCGTAACTTCCTGAGACAGAAAAGAAATCTCCCGTGCCCCATGTAAATGGTGAAGTAGATGAAAATGCAGTAAGTAGTGCTCTGTTTGAAGTTGTATCAATTAAATCTAAAAACATACTGGAACCAATTGGCAAATAAGCACTTCCAAGATAAGCAGCTACGCCTGTGTCCAAAATGTAAACAGGAAAAACAGCAACAGAATTGGCGGCAACAGGCATTGTAAAATTCGGACTTCCAGAAATAGTTGTAGTTGAACCAAAAACAATTTTTACTGAAAAATTAATAACATTGCTAGTTTGTTGGTAACGAGCAGTAATTGACCCATTACCAATGGTTACATTGCTTACAGACGGAGTCCAAGTAATCCAAGCACCCGAAGCCCATTTTAATCCTGTTGCAGCTGTTGAGTCTGCTGTAAGCACTTGACCATTTGTACCTACTGCAAGGCGCGCTGGTGTATCAGCTGCGGTTGCTCCAATTAAATCGCCTTTAGCGTCCACAATTGCGTTTTGGATTGCGTTGCTATCATCTTGTGCAACCCATGTGAAATCCATGTTGGTGTTTGACGCCTTAGCCAAAACTTGACCAGTTGTGCCACCCAGTAAATCAGCCATTGAAGTTGCAACGGCTTGACCAAAAACTTCAAAGTCTGCTGGTAAGTCCGTGACCAAATCGGTCGACGTAGGCATTTGCCACGAAAACGGTGTTGTCGGGTTTGTCATGTTTTCTCCTTGTTAAGTGATAATTGTCGCACGCGCCCAGTCAAGCGATGGCGACACGCCCGACCAAGTAAATGTGTTGGAAATTTCGTCCCACTGCAATGCCTGTAATGAATAAGCAACGGGCGAAAGATTAAGCGAAACTGAAAGGGTGTTGTATCCCGCTGTAAATGACCAGCCCTCGACAAAGCCCTGGAAGATTGAACCCATGTTGCTAGGCAAATCAGCAACCGAAACGGGCATGCCCATGAAGACACCGATCAAATTATCGCGGTCGGAATCGTCTACCTCTGGATTTGTTAGATCGTAGGTAATTTGACTAAAAATTGGCTGCGGGTCTTTTCTCAGGGTTAGGTAGAAATTTGCCTGTGAGGTGGCGTCAGCTGATTTGTGAAGTGTTGTGGAAATAATTTGTGCAAGCGTGCCGTAAGTGTTCATTGAATCCGTGTCAAATGCAGATTCTTCGCTAGTGCTGTTCGTCCCATATCTAATCGTCAAATTGTTTCGAACGTCGCCTGCGCGGGTATCGGTACGCAGCCCCGCCGCACGGGCTTGGTTAGCAGTTATTTCGACGTAACCGTTTGACTGAAGGTATTGGCTGCGGTGGGTCGCGTCAGCGTAGGAAATGCGCCCTTGTGCGTCCTCATAAATGTATCCAAGCCCTGACGTCGCTAGGGCTGAAATAAGGCTATAGACGTCGGTACGGCTAGATGTGCGGGCTGCTAGTTCATAATCGCCTGGACGATCGATTTCTCCCAATCCTACGTTTTGCGCGTTTGCCCATGTCTCGGTTGGATTGTAGGTTCCCCATGTTAATGCCCCTGGCACTTCAGCCCAGGTGTTAAGCAATAAATTTGAAAGAATTTCATAGATTTGATCGCCGTCAAAATCCTTTGAAAGTACGCCGTTGGTCAATGCTTTCGGCAAACGTGCCAGCGCGCCAAGTGCAGTAATGAAATAAGTCTGGGTGAACATAGTCGAACCGACATCACGCACTTCCAAGCCAATGTCCACAACGTTGCCGCCAAAAATTGGAACAAATGTGCCTGAAGTGTTTTTGATCGAAACACCAATAGTTGAATTTATTGCAATTGGAATTGTTGCTTGATTAAGGTCAATAAACTGAATATTTGTGTAACCCGCTTGCGCTTGCTCATAAATGTTTGTTCGTCCGCTTTGAATCGTGAGGTTTGCCAAAATGGCGTTAGTGTATTCAACGCCGTCAATTTCAACTAACCAAACTGGATTCCATTGCGTCATGCTAATTGGAAATTATCTGCGCCACCTGTGCCGCGATAGAATGAATCATTCAATGTGTTAATGATTGTTCGTGCTGTGCCTTCTTTGTCTATTGCGCCGTTCACTGTCACGTTAATTGTCGTGCTTGCTGCTTCTCCAGTTGGAAAACCGCTTGCAGCATAATTTCCAGCGCGAGGATAACTTGCAAGATTTAAGCCATTATCCGCGTCGGCTGCTGCTTTAGCTGCGCTTGATATGCCACCGCTTAGACCAGGGGTAACACCAGTCAAACCACCAATACCAGCGCTTGGAATCGTTGGAATTTTCATACCACTTGAAGATGATGAACCAGTTGACGCGGTGCCTGTGTTAAAACTTTGACCGCCTGGCGTTGTGCCGCTAAAGCCTGCCACCGCTGGCAGATCGCCAATTTTCCCAATGCTTGCAATGTCTGCACCTGGCTTGATTAAGTTAAGCCCACGAATAACCAAGTTGATTCCGTCAATTGCAAGATTAATAAGTGGCTTGATTGCACTAATTACCTTACCAAAAATAGTAATCACAAGCCCTGCAATTTCACCTACAACGCTAAGCGCGCCCCCAATGACCTTGCCGATCTTCGGTGCAAAGTATGCAACAACGTCAAAGAAAGATTCAAATTCGTCTTTGCTACCAATGATCGCGTCTTTGACATTATTAAAAATATCTTTTGCGCCTCCAAAGATAGGCAACACCGTGTTTTTTAATACTGTGCCAATGTTTGTAAGTGACTTGCTAAATGCGTCAGCCTTGAGAAAATCAAATCCTTTGCTAAAACTGTCAAGTATAGGCAATGCTGTAACGTTGATAAAACCCAGTAATTTTTCGAGTATTGGTAAAAATGCAAATCCAATTGTTTCTTTTGCTTCGTCAAATGCAACGTTGACACGATCTATTCGACCTTGAAATGTAACAGATTCTTGTTTTGAAAATCCATCAAAAGAAGTTCGCAAATTGTCATAAACTTTGTTGAAGTCTTTTGTTTTTAAAATAGAATTGTCAATACCTAAACCTAATTTACCTAATGCGTTTGTATTGCCGTCATATCCTTTACTTAATGAATTGGCAATTGCTTCCAATGGCTTGCCCGTTGCTGCACTGATGTCCAATGCCAAACTCAATAACTTTTGTGCGTCTTCCGTGTCTTTTGTTGATCTAACTAAACGCGCAAACGCTGGACGCAATTGGTCGTCAGTGACACCAGTGGCTAAGGCTGTTTTTGTTATGTAAGTTTCAATTGCTGCAACTTGTTTTTTTGTTGCCCCGGTCGTATTTTCTAAAGTCAACGCAAGAATTCGTTGGGCTTTCTCATCTTCCAATGCAGCCTTTACGCCGTCCACGCCAAGTTTGATTGCAAAAGCACCAGCAGCAACGGCAGCTGCGGCAAATGCAGCACCAATGGCTTTGCTTGCCTTGCCAATTTTGTCAGTAAAACCATCGACGTCTTTTGTGGCTGTACTAAGTGATTTGTTTAAACCCTCAACGTCACCAAGAATTGAGAGTTTGAGGGTACGACTGCCGCCTGCCATTAGTCGTACTCCTTAATTATCTTTGAAAATGATTCTTCCCATTTTTTAACAATGTCAGGCTGAACGCTTCGAAGTGTTGGATAAATAAACCAACCGCGAGAACCGCGACCTTCGCGACCTGACCAGACTGGAAACTGCTTATATTTATTTGAACCGAATTCGTACCCGCCCCATAGTTGCTGGGTCGTGCCGCCGCCGCTGAGTTTTTGACTGGCAAAACCAAATGAGATTTCACCAATCTTTGAAGACTTGGAAACCTTTGAACCCTGGGCGATTTTTGGCGCAACTTTATTTGACGCGCCACCGCTTGCTGAAACAATTTTGTCGCGAACGTATTCAGCAAGTTTAGACGTTTGTATTTTTGCCTGTGCAGTTGCTTCTTCGTCCATTGCCTTGAATGATTTAAGGATTGCGCGCAATTCTGCTTTGTCATAGGAAATTGATTCCTTAGCCATTTGCCCGCCTTCCTAAAATTTCAATGACCGTCAAAATGTCTTCGGCGCTTTCAAAGTCATTTGGTGATAGCCCTGCTGCCAGGGCTACCTCCCAAACGATTCGACTTAGGCTTCCGACTGGGTGACTTTTGGGTTTGCTTCACCGACGATCACTTCGGAGATTGTCTCCGTCCATGCTTCGATTGGCTTGACTGGCTTACCAGCTGCTTCTCGTTTCATGGCGTGATAAGCAAGAAAGACAAGATCGGAAATTCCAATTTTATCTTGCGCCTGGCTGATTGTGTTTCCTGTGGATTTCTCCCAGCGAACCCATTCAGGTGGCGCAGCGGTGAAGGTTGCCTGCGTACCGTCGTTATATTCAATTGTTATTGGTAGTTTCATTTTGTCTCCCGATTGTTAGTGACTAGAAGGTCTCTGAAGGTGTTCCCACCACGACAAATGATAGATCAACTGTCTGTGCGTCTGGTGCTGCACCGCCGACGGCTGGAAATACTGGCATGACGTTAAACGCAAATACTGCGCCTGTTGCGGCAGTCAGTGAACAAGCCAATGTTGTGTTTGGTGCTGTTTCGCATGCAGTCCATAGGGCTTCACACAATGATGACGCTGCGCCCCAGTCTGCAAGCATTGAAACGTCAAAAGCCCACTGATCGTCAATGTGCTTGTAAGCCTTGCCGTCTAGTGTTTGGTAAGTCTCAACTGTTGGTGAGTTCGCAAGTACTGCGCTGGTCGCTTGCGCGTCGTAGTTAACGGTCGCGATCGTCAACACTAAATCGCGACCCGTGATGATCGTTGTTGGCACGTTATCTCCTTTTATGTTGTTTGGGTGTAGTACGTTGAAACGTTTATGTCAGCGACCAGCATTGGCGATTGTCCTACTTCCAACACTGTCGGCTTTTCAACTACGCCTACAACGTATCCTGCGGGCATTGCCGCAAGAATTCCTATGATGAGTTTTTCCAGATTGTCCAGGGAACCCGCGTTGCTGTTTGAAGCAACAATGGCTGTGATTGCAAAATTGATTTTGACCTTTGTTGAAGCCTTACCAATAAGTACAACTTCCATGTAAGGCGTATCAGGCACAATGACGATCGCTGGTGGAATTGGTGATTCAGGCACGCTCGAATAGCAGGTCGCCGCTAGTGATGAAAACGCGCTCGCTAAGGCTGCACGGGTATCTGAGACGGCATTGGCTGGCATTACTGCACAACCGTTTCAACGTCTAGAAATGGCATAAGTAAAGTTGATACGCGATTGGTCAGGCTGCGTCCCATTCGGTAAGGCGTTGAAGCAAAATCCACGCCCTCGATTTGTCCACCTGCTGCAACTCGTGATTGAAAGACTTCAACGCTGACTGCAAGAACGGCTGATTCAATTGGCGCGCTGGTCGCGTAAAGATCAGCTGCGGAATAGCCCTGAAGTGTGGCTGTACCCATTGGAATGATTTCGCGCAATGTGACATTTGATGAAGTCAATGCAGCGGTAAAGGAATAAGGCGTCGCGCTAACGACTGTGTGTGTTGCAGTAAATGGTGCTGGCAGACCAGTCACAATGACTGATTGACCTGCCACAAAATGATGATCGCGCTGTGTATAAAAGTAAGCAACGTTTGATTCAAGTTTGTACGACTGAATTGCTGAAGTATTTGCGACAAGCATGGGCAAAATGACGGCTTCACTGGTGTTGATTATCTCGTCCAGGTAAGCGTCAGAATAAAGGGAAACGGACACGCCAAGCACCGTACGCAATTGACTCGCTGTGACAATGGCTGGCATGTCCGTTCCTTTCGATCTGCTGCGGCGAGATCGGGAGAACCCGCCGCATGATTAGTGGGTGGCGATTAAGCCTTGTTATTTTGGAACGCACCAGCGGCAATTTTTGTTGCCACTGCACCGAATGAATAAACACCAACAGTGATTGAACCGTCAGCAGTTGATTCAGCGCGTAGTTGGTATGAAGTTCCCTCGTACCATGTGTAAGCGTCAGGGTTAACGATTAACAATGTACCGTCCCCGTCGCCTGCGTTTGTTGGGTCAACGTAGAGATTTAAGCCCGCAACGTTTCCAGTCAAACTTGTTGGCACTGAAACACCAGGTTGATTCATAGGATTTGAAACCTGTGAATAAATTGGACGTCCAGCGTCATTCAAAGTCATTAGATTTGACCACTGACCAG